CAAGAGCTGAATTGTTGGGAGTTCCTAAATCAATTTTACGAGGGGTAAATGAAGTAGCAGAGCTTAGGGAACAAAGAGCTCAACAACAACAAATGCAACAAGAGATGCAGCAACAGCAACAACAAGCTGAACTTGCAGAGAAACAAAGTAAAACTGCTACAGAGATGTCAAAACCTGAAACTAAAGAAACTTTACAACAAGCTTTAGAAGCAGCAGAGGAAGAAGGTTTAACTTAGTAATGGTAGATGATGTTGATAAGCAATTAAAACAATTACAAGGAGATTATGAAACCACTTTTAGTACAAAAGAGGGCGAAAGAGTTTTAGCTGATTTAGAATCAGCTTATTATAATAGGATATCTTTTTCAAAAGATCCCTATGAAACTGCTTTTAACGAAGGTAACAGGGCAGTTATTGTCAGAATAAAAAATCTAATAACCAGGAGGAATAAATAATGTCTGACGAACAAATGACCACCGAATCACAAGACAACCCAGAAGTAACTGAACAAACTACTAATTCAGTTCTTGGGTCTAGTACAGTAGGTGACAATCAAAACTGGAGGGATACCTTACCCGAAGAATTGAAGAATGACCCTACTTTACAAAATTTGAACGATGTTGAATCACTTGCAAAGACAGTAATTCATCAACAAAAAATGATAGGTAGTAGAATACCTATGCCTAAAAATGATGAAGAAAAGGCAGAACTTTATGGCAAACTAGGTAGACCAGAAGAAGCTAGTAAGTATGAAGTTGAAATTCCTGAGACACATCAACAATATTTTCAAGACAAATCAATGGATGAGTTTAAAAATGTAGCTCATAAAATTGGTTTAAACAATGAGCAAGTAAAAGCTCTTATGGATTTTCAAATTGCTGAAATTAATCATCAAGTAGAAGGTCAAGGAGCTAATCTTAATGTGCAACGTGAAGAAGTAGAATCAAGCCTTAAACAAGAATGGGGGTTTGACTACGATAAAAACGTAAGGGCAGCACAAAGAGCTTTGCAAGTATATGGCGATGAAGATGTTCTTGAACTTATGAATACAGAGGCAGGTAACCATCCAGCATTAATTAGAATGTTTGCCAAACTTGGTGGAGAAGTAACAGAAGATATGGCTAAAAATACACAAAATAATAGATTAGCAGTATCTCCTCTGGATGCAAAACAAGAAATTTCACAAGTTATGAGTGACAATAAGCATCCATATTTTGACCCAAATCATAGAGAACATAAAGAAGCTGTTGAGAAAATGCGACAACTACACGAAAAAGCATTTGGCAATAGTTAATTTTTTATGATATAATTTGCGTACCAAGTTCGCCCTATTAGGATAACGAATCGGTTAGCTGTGATGGCTATTATAAAATCCGACTGACAGTATCGTATACTGTAAGGTTTCCCGTTTTTAGGATAAAGACCGATTGAAGAAAATTATTTTAAAGGAGGACTAAATTATGTCAGTACAAATAACTACAGCTTTTGTCGAACAATATAAAAGTAACGTACTTCATTTGGCACAACAAAAAGGTTCAAGATTAAGAGATGCCGTTAAAACAGAAACAATAACTGGTAAGGCACATTTCTTTGAAAGAATCGGCTCTGTTGCAGCAGAATTAAGAACTTCCCGTCATTCTGATACTCCTCGTATGGATACACCACATTCCAGACGTAAAGTATCATTAGATGATTATGACTGGGCAGACTTAATTGATAATGAAGATAAAGTAAGAATGCTTATATCCCCAACATCAGATTATGCACAAGCAGGTGCATGGGCTATGGGTAGAGCAATGGATGATGCTATTATTACAGCAGCTACAGGAACATCTTATGGTGGAGTAGCTGGTGGTACATCAGTAACACTTCCATCAGGAAATAAAGTAGTACATGGTAGTACAGGGTTAAACCTTGCAAAACTATTATCTGCTAAAGAAATCATCGATGCTGGTGATGTAGACCCAGAAGAAGAAAGATTTATTATATGTTCAGCAGGTCAATTAACAGACCTATTAAACGTAGAACAAGTAACATCTTCTGATTACGCCACAGTTAAAGCGTTGGCACAAGGTGAAATTGATACTTACCTTGGATTCAAATTTATCCGTTCACAAAGATTGGGAACAGATAGTGATGGAAACAGACAAGTATTAGCATTTTGTAAATCAGCTATTGGCCTTGCTTTGGGTGCAGATATTTCAACAAAAATTTCCGAAAGAGCAGATAAAAACTACGCAACACAAGTATTTTTATCTATGTCAATCGGTGCAACTCGTATCGAAGAAGAAAAATTAGTTGAAATAGCGTGTACGGAATAAGTATATGCAAATAAAAATTAGTCAAAGGAGGACATTAACATGGCCGTAACAACACAAAACAGCACGGAGTACGCTAATTCGATAGCTTCTCCCCTAGTAACAACTGATACTGTCACTGCGAAAGGTAAGCTAAGAAGTTTAGCTTTTACACATGACCAGGATGGCGTTGGAGATGCAGGTTCATTTGTTGTCATTGGAAAACTACCACCAGGTAGGGTAAAAATCATAGGAGGTTTGTCTCAATTTTATTGTAACTTCACTGCAGGTTCGCAAACAATAGATATTGGTTGGCAAGCATACGAAGATTTAGATGGCACAGCAGTAGCACTTGATGTTGATGGAATGATAGACGGGTTAGACGTAGATGCCGTTGGTTATTTCACAATGCAAGGTAATACTGCAGCAACTAAATTGCTCGGTGGAAACCACACATTTACTAGTAAAGCAGGAGTCGTTATTACTGTTAAAGCAATCGGTGCTTTAGCAGATGGTGACGATTTAGCTGGTGTAATCACTTACATCGTAGACTAAATCTACAACATCGTAGAGGTAGCGTATTGAATTATGCTACCTCTACAAGTAAAATAATATTATGGCAACAGAAGTATCAATATGTTCAAACGCACTTAGAAAATTAGGGGATGACCCTATTACATCTCTTACTGATGATACAGAAAGAGCAAGACTTTGTAATGCTTTTTATGAACCAGCTAGAGATTCTTTATTAAGAAGTCACCCCTGGAATTTTGCAATAACTAGAGCTGCTCTTACCCAGTTATCAACAACACCTGCGTATGGGTTTTCTTACCAATATGCATTACCTACAGACCCTTATTGTTTAAGAGTCTTGGAAATGGAATACCAAGATTATATATTTAAAATAGAAAATTTAGCTACCGAAGGTAGAGTTTTATTAACAGACGAAGGTACAGCAAAAATATTATACATAGCAAGAATTACTGATACAAATATTTTTGATTCTTTATTTGTAGATTGTTTAACATACCACCTTGCAGTAAAACTTGCTTATCCAGTAACTAATTCAGCATCACTACAAGCACAGATGCAACAACTTTATGGTTTAAAACTTTCTGAAGCACGAAGTGTAGATGGACAAGAAGGGTTTATCGATGGCCTTGTTTCAGATACATTTACGGACTTTAGAAAATAATGGCAAAAACAGCAACTTCAACAGTAGTACATCCTTTTCAAACCAACTTTACAGCAGGTGAATTATCACCAAAACTAGCTGGACATATCAATTTTGATAAATACGCAAATGGTCTTGAAATTTTAGAAAATATGACTGTGTTCCCTCAAGGAGGAGTAACACGAAGAAGTGGTACTAGATTTGTATGTGAAGTAAAAGATTCTTCAGCAATAACAAGACTAATCCCTTTTGAATTTAGTGTAACACAATCATATGTTCTTGAATTTGGTGATGAATATATAAGATTTTTAAAAGACAATGGTCAGATAGTAGCTGCTGATAAAACAATAACAGCTATTACAAAAGCTAACCCAGCAGTAGTAACAGCAACAAGTCATGGATATACTAATGGCGACCATGTATGGATTAATACTGTCGCTGGAATGACAGAGGTAAATGGAAGAAGATATGTTGTAGCAAATAAAGCAACAAATACATTTGAATTATCTGGTGTAAATTCTACTAATTATACTACATATGGTTCAGGTGGCGATGCACAAAAAGTAATTGAAATTAGTACACCTTATACAGCAGCACAAGTTTTTGATTTAAAGTTTACGCAATCTGCAGATATTATGTACATAGTACATCCAGACCATGAACCAATGAAATTATCACGAACAAGTCATACTGCATGGACGTTAGCAGATGTAGATTTTGGAGCTACTGGTCCATACCTAGATATAAATACAACTACAACAACTTTAGAACCAGCAAGTGCTGGAATTGGCACAGGTGTGAATATAACTGCATCTGCAGTAACAGGAATAAATAATGATGCTGGTTGGGCAACTACAGATGTAGGCAGACTAATAAAATTTAATGCTGGAGAAGCTGTTATTACAGCAAGAACTAATACAACAGTTGTTGTTTGTACTATTACAAAAGCATTTACAAATACAGATGCAACAGTAGGTTTTCAATTAGGAAGTTGGGCAAACTCACAAGGATGGCCACAAACTGTATCTTTTTTTGAACAAAGATTAGTTTTCGGTGGTTCAACAAATTACCCTCAAACTATATGGGCATCTGAATCTGGTAATTATGAAAGTTTTGATGTAGGCGATGCTAGTGCAGCAGATGCTTTTATATATACTATTGCAGCAAATAAAGTAAATTTAATTAGATGGTTAGCTCCTATTAGAGATTTAATGATAGGAACAGCAGGTGGAGAATTTAGAGTTGATAGACCCGTTGGTGACCCATTAAAACCTACAAATGTAAATATTAAACAAGAAACTACATATGGTGGACATACTTCTCAACCTATGCAAATTGGACCTAGTGTTTTATTTGTACAAAGACAACAACGTAAAGTAAGAGAGTTGGGATATAGTTTTCAAAACGATGCATATGTTGCTCCAGATTTAACATTACTTGCAGAACATATAACAGAAGGTGGGATTGTAGATGTAGATTGGGCACAAGAACCTAATGAAATATACTGGGCAGTAAGAGATGATGGCACGTTATTAGGAATGACTTACCAAAGAGAACAAGATGTTATTGCTTGGCATAGACATATTATAGGTGGTAAAGCAGCAAATTGCACAATTACAGTTACAGATTATGCTAACATACAAACAGGTAGCAAATTAACATTTACCAGAAGAGATACTACAACAACTATATTTACATCTACTACAGGTACAGCAGGAACAGATGAATTTAAATCAGAAACAAGCAATAATGCAACAGCTACTAATTTACAAACAACTATAAATGGTCATGCAGATTTTACTGCAACAGTAGCTTCTAATGTTGTTACAATTACAGAAACAACACCAATAGCAATAGGCTATTTAACAGTTGTAAGTCAAGACGTTATTCGACTTGCAAAAGTAAATGAAAGTCAAGCAAAAGTTAAAGCAATAACATCTATAACAGAAGCAACAGAAAATCAAGTATGGGTTGTTGTTGAAAGAATAATAGGTGGAGCAACAGTGCAACACATTGAATATCTTGATAGTACAGTAAATCAAGATTCTGCTTTGTCAGGAACTGTTACAGGAACATCAACAACAGTAACAAGTCTTGACCACTTAGAAGGAGAAACAGTACAAGTCTTAATAGATGATGCTGTATATCCTAAACAAATAGTTACAAATGGTGCAGTTACAATAAGTTTACCAAGTACCTTCGCCAGTAAAACAATAGAAGTAGGATTAGGATATAGTTCTAAACTAAAAACTTTAAGAGTAGAATCAGGTGCATCAGCAGGTTCTGTAGCACAAGGCAGGAAAAAAAGGTATAATGAAGTAATCGTTAGATTTTTAAATACAGTAGGTGCTACTATTAATGGCGACCAAATACCATTTAGAAGTTCAGCAGATGAAATGGGTGCACCAATACCAGCATTTACTGGAGATAAAAAAGTAACGAATCTAGGATGGGATAGAGAAGGGCAAATTACAGTTGAACAAACACAACCATTGCCAATGACTGTCCTTGGTATAACAGGAACTTTAAAAACAAGTGGATAAAATAACTCAACAAAAAATAAAAGAAGCAAAACAACTACTAGAACAGTATGCACCTAAAGGTGAGTTCTTAGCTTATATAAATGAGAAAGAAGCTAGAATCTTAAAAGCATATGGTGGTGCTGGTATACCAATTAAACAAACAAATATACCATCTTTTATTGAACCATTTACTATGTTTGCTATTGCGTTAGCAGTACAAACAGGGCTTAGTTTTATGGGAAATTTACAAAACGTAAAGAATATGAGAAATTCCGTAAAATGGGATAAAAGAAATGCTAAAATGCAAGCTATGCAAGAAAATATACAAGCTGCAAAAAGAGCAAAACTTTTTATGAGTGAAAAAAGAGCACGTTTGGGAGCTAGGGGTGTTGAAAGTTCAATGGGTTCTCCAGTAGCAGAACTTAACATGGTAATGGAAGAATATGAAAATAGTAAATTTTATACCAAGAAGGGTTTATCGGCAAGAATGGACCGACTAGATATAGAAAGTAAAATCAATACAGGGAATATGCAAAGAAAAGGATTTGAAGATTTAATACAAGGCTCTTATGCTTCTTATTCTGCATACAAATCATAATGGCTAAACCAAAATTAGAAATTACAGCTCAAGCTACAGGTGGTAGTAGAGAAAGAAATATTAAAGAAATAGATGTAAGTCCTGGCCAATTTGGTATTCCTAAAATATCTACAACAGATACTGTTGGGTTTGCTAGAAGAAATACAACTGATTATGGTGCACTTGGAAGGGTATTCGCTAGTATAAAAAACCAGGAAGCATATGAAAAAGAAAAATTAGATGCATTAATTTTTGATAATAATGCAATTAAAAATGCTAGTGAAATGAAAGACGTTTATGAAGATATGACTTCAAAAAAAGCTATTGAAGAAATGAGTTCTGAAGAATTAGACACATATCAAAAAAATTTAAAAATAATAATGAAAACTCGGTATGACCATAAATATAGAGATAAAAGTCAAAAAGAAAAATTAACATGGGGTCCTGTTTTTGAAAGAACTTTAATAGCATTAGAAAAACCTGTGCAAGATTCACGAAAATTTAGAGCGTCATTGGAAAATAAAAAAAATACTGATGACCAAGCTGCAGTTCTTTTAGCTAGAGCAAGCGATGCAAAAACCCAAAATGATATTCGAGTTGACAGAGCAGAGTTTAAAAATGTTCTTTTAAAAAAACAATACAACAATGAAAATGTAGACGTAAAAGCAGAGTTAGCTGAATTTGACGCACAATCTGTTATTGGAACATTAAAAAGAAGTTATTTATATACAGATGGTTTAAATGTTATAGGAGATAATTTTGAAGATAATGATAATACAACTGATTATACTGCAATAAAAAGTTTAATAAGCACTAAAGAAGGATTAACAGAATTTTTAAACGAGAGTGGGAATTATCTTGTAAATAACGGCAAAAACACAAATGCTAAAGGTCATTTAATTGATGAAGAGACAAAAGAAGAAATATTAGACGAATTTGGCGACCCAATAGATGCACTTAGTCTAACACCTGAACTTATAAACAAAGTTAGAAAAACTATAGGTGAAGAATCTGATAGGATTTTAAAAGATTTAAAAGATGCTGCTACAAGTCATAACAAAAAGAACCTTGGAATTGCAACAAGTGAAGCAATTAAAATATCAAATGATGCTATTTTAACTGCTAAACAAAAAAAGAAAAGAATTGAAGATTTACTTAAAAAATACACAGTAGGCAAAGATGCAATTATATTTAAAAATATGACAGAATCTGGGAAAAATTATCAAAAAGCTCTTACAACTCAATTAAAAAATATAGCAAAATACGGAGTATTAAAAGAACAAACTGATACAAGTATGTATGATATGTTAGAAGCAAAACTTATTGCAGCAGACCCAGAACTTCTTAACAAAGGAGCTTTTTACGAAGTTAAGGTTAAAGCGTATGAACAAGTTGCTGTAACAGAATTAGACGCACTTTCAGGAAAGCAAGTTCCTGTATTAAATGACAAAGGAAAACCTGTTACAGAACGAAGATTAGTAACCAAAACAATAACACTTTTAGAAGCAGAAAATTATCAAACCATACATGATAATGGTGATATAGTAGAACAAGGTTTATCATCAGACCAACTTGAAAGATTATTAAATCAAATAAATAACCCAAATATAAAAGCTGCAAATAAAGAACAAAATGACACTATAAATGAATTTATAAAAGATAATCTTTTTGACACACTTGGAATAGCTGGACAAATAGAGATAGCAAAAGCATATTATTCTAGGAGATTTAAAGAAGGTGTACTTAATGACGTTAAAAATAAAGTAGGCACAGTAGATAATGCTGGAAAACGAATAACATTAAATACAATTCTTTATATTGAAGAAAGTGAACATTATTGGAAAAAACAACCTTATTCTCAAAAACCATCAACTCAAGAAGTAAATAGAAAAGTAAGAGAATTGTTAAATATTGGAAGAAGAAAAAAAGGAAAACCAACAATATCTGAAAATGCTCCAATTAGTATTTTAGAAACAGGTACAGGGCCAAAATCAGGTTTTGACCAACCTGGTTTAAAAGTTAACAATATAAGTAAAGGAAATAAAAAAATAACAGCAGAAAAAATACCTCTTGTTCAAGAAAAATTGCTTAATTACATAAAAGAAAATCCAAGTTTAACAAAGGAAAGTATTAAAGATTTTGTTGACAGGTATGGTTCAGATAATCTACCAAAACAATTAAAATAATGAGCACATATACACCAACAGATGCTTACAATAGAGCTCAATATACGTTTGACAATAAAGAAACGTCTGATTTGTTTGTGCAAAATCAAGAAACAAAATTTAAAAAAAACGAATATGATAGCACATTATTTGATGAATTTGACGAAAAACCTGAACCCAAAAATGTTCCTGTAGATACAAGTATTAGTATATTTTCAGAATTTGATGAACCAGAAAATGTTACATATACTGCGTCAGGTGATGTTAAAAAAGATTATACAAATTTAAGATTTGATAACCGAACACTATTAGAAAAATTAAAAGAAGGTCTTGTAGGCGATGAATTTGAATACGAAGAAATTTGGGGAAGAGCTTTAGGTAAATCCAATATAGCATTAATGCTAGAATATTATGATGCAAATATGTTTGAAATAGGTGCTTATGACCACAATAAAGCATTTTCTAATGAATCAGATGATTATACATGGTTAGAAAGAGCACTTGAAAGTGGAATAGGAATTATGGCAGATGTGCCTACTTTTCTTGCAGGAGCTGTACCAGCTACATTAGCAACTGGTGGTAATCCTTTTGCAGGAGGTTTTGCAGGTGCATTTGTAAATGAAGCAATTAAATTAAGTTACTTAGAAGCATTAGAAAGAGGAGAAGTTGATGGTTTTAGTGAATGGTTTGAAATTTTTACAGAAGAAGCAATGTATGATAGTTTAAAATCAGGTGTTCAATTAGGAGCTACATTAGGAGCAGGTAAACTTATAACAAAAACTTTACTACCTACACTAGCAAAAGTAAGAAATAAATCTAAATTTTCTGCACGTCCTGAAGTTAGAAATTTTTCAGGTAAAGGATGGAAACCTTTTTTTAGAAACTATAGTGCACAAGTTGGAATGTTTCAAGCAGCAGGAATGGCCTTGCATCAAGAATTACCTTCAAGAGAAAACCTTGTTAATGATTTAATTCTTTTTGGTGCATTTAACATAAAAGGACATGGACCTAAGTTGTTAAGGCAAAAACAATTTAAAGAAAACAAAACCACTAAAGAAGTTATAGAAGAATATCAAAAAAATCCATTATTAAAACAAGCTGTGCATAGTAGAAATGCTAGGCTAGAAGGTTCTAAAATTACTTACGAAGATGTTGGAACTATAAAAGGTAAAAGATTAAATGAATTAGCAGGTAAGGAAGGTAGACTAGAAGCAACAATGGAGCAATTAAAAATTGCACAAAAAGAAAAATTAGAATATGAAAAAGAAGTAACAGGTCCTAGAGAAGTTGCAGGAAGAACGATGAAATCTAGGACAGAAAGAATGGACAGCTCATTGGACCCTCTTCATATTCAAGAGATTAAAAAATCAGAGTTTGAATCTCGTAAAGATTCAGCAAGAATGGAAGAAATTAGGCCTACTAGGACTCAAGAAACTTCTGCATTTGATTCCCGAAAAGCTATAAAAGGTCAAGACAAAGCTGCTGGTACAAAAACTGTTACAGCAGAAGGTAAAATACCTATTGCCGAATTAAGTAAAGAAGGAATTGAAAAAGGATTAAAAGTTACAAATTTAGAAAAACGTATACAAACTTTGTCAAAAGAAATAGAAGTATTAAAAAAACCAGAAGAATCTAAAATTGAAGTTAAAACAGAAAGAGTAGAACCTGATGCTTTTAATGTTTCACCAGAACGACAAGCAACAAGAGCTATGCGAGTTACTGAACGAGTAAAACCTAAATTCTTAGATAAATTAAAAAGTGCAAAAGAGATAGCAGCAGAACAATTAATAGATGCATTACATCCTGTAAACAAACTTTTAGCAAGAATACAAAAAACAGGTACTTTAGAAGCGATTACTGTATCAGAAAAATTGCAGTTATCTTCAGGAATGTTTGGAAGAGCAGCACAATTTATAACAGATGGACCTATAAAATTTGACAATTTAGCAGAATTTGGAGCTAAAAGTTTAAATGCAATTTTAGAACCACTAGTCAATAAAAGAGTTGAAAAAATTAATCCTGCTAGGGGAAAATCACAAGTTGCTCTTACATATTTACCAAAAAGAGCTGAAAAATTAAATCCTAATGCAAAAAAACCTACAATTGTATATGAACCATTACCAGCAGAAAAAGCACAGGCAAGAACTGCAGAGATGAATGATTATTTACAAAGTGCTGTTGTAGCAGAAAAATACAAAAATGGTGAAATTGTATTAAGTAATGATAAATCTATTTATGAAGGAAACAGGGTTTTAATTCTTGAAGGTAAAAGAAAGGGAGAAGCAGGAATAGCTTTTCAAAAAGAAGCTGCAGATATTCATGGAGTAAAAACAGTTTCAATACAATTTGTAAATGAAGAAGGAACTGTTTCTACAAAAAGGTATAAAACAGAACAATTACAAAATTTAGACAGATATTTTAAAGAAGATATTGCTAATGCCAAAAAAATTATAGAAGATACACCTTATGAAATGAAACAAATAGCTAAAGAATTATATAAATTTCAAAATCAAGTTTTAGATTATTTAGTAGATTCTGGTTATCTGTCTAAAGAAGCTAGAGTTCTTATAGAAAGAGCCAATAGATATTATGCACCTTTTAATAAATTTATTGAATACACAGCACAAGGTAAAATAAAACCTGGTCAAGCTAAAATAAAAGAAATGGATAGATGGGCAGGTTCTAAACAATTAATGCAAGACCCTATTACAAGTATATATAGAAACACTATTTACTATGTTCAGTTAGCTGAAAGAAACAGCACATATCTTCAATTTATTGATGTATTAAAAACAAGTCCTGAAATAATGAAAGAATTTGGTGTTAAACAAGTTAAAACAAAAAAACAAAAAACTATAGAGCTTAACGAAGCAGAACAAAAAATATTTAATAAAAAAGAAATAACACCTGCCGAAGAAAGTGTTAAAGGTCTTAGGGCAGATGGTTCTTTTGTTGGCAATAATAATCTAGTTGTTTGGAGAAAAGGTGTTAAAGAAGTTTGGGAAATGCCACAAGACATTATCAGTTCTTTGTCTGGACAAAATCGACATACTCTCGGATTGTGGGCAGAAATGTTAAGGAAGCCTACTAAATTATTAAGAAGTGGAGCAACATTAGCACCAGAATTCTTTTTTGCCAACCTTATGAGGGATGGTTTAACTACAAGTATTGTAAGTAAAGTTGTTCATATACCTTATAAATCTTTAATAATAGGTGCATCAGAATTATGGAAAAATCACAGACAAAAAAAAGCTGGTTTAGGTAAAACAGATTTAGTAAAGGAATACGAAAAATCAGGTGCAATGATGGGTAATTTTCTTGACATGGATTTTTATTTTGATACTGCAATGAGAAAAGAATTTACTGCAAGAAAAGTGCAGAATGAACTTGACTTTACAGCAGCAGAAAAAGTATTTAATTTTTTACATACTGTAGGTTCTGCAGGAGAAACAGCAGCTAGACTTGGAGAATTTAAAGCAATTAAAGAGACTTTATTAAAAGAAAGAACTAAGATACAAGAAGTTGTGCCAACAAATATATCAGGACCTTTAGGAGAAATAGTAAATGCTGTGCGAGGTGGGTCAAAAGGAAAAGCTGGTGGTGGTGCTATATACAGCGAAGTTAAAAGGTCAAAAAGACCTTTAAGTGATAGAGAAATTTTAGAAAGAGCAGGGTTTGAAGCAAAAGATATAATGGATTTTTCCAAACAAGGAGTTTTTGGCGAAAGTGTAAATTACTTTAGTGCTTTCTTTTCAGCTAGATTAAGGTCTTATGGTAAAATTTATGAAACTGTAAAAGATAGACCTGTTGAATATTTTAGTAAAAGTGTAGCATTTATAACAGTTCCAAGTATGCTTTTATGGTGGGTAAATCATGATGACCCAGAATATCAAGCATTACCTCAATGGAAAAAAGATTTATTTTTAAATTTTCCTATGCATAAGTTTTTACCTGATTTTGTAGGTGTAGAACCTTTATTTTTTAGTTTGCCACGACCATGGGAACCAGGTTTAATATTTGGTACTGGTGTAGAAAGATTTTTTGATTGGGCAATAGACAATGATAAACAAGCATTTACAGATTTTTGGACAGATTTTGGTCTAGCAACTGCAACTCAACAATATACAATAATTCCTGATGTTGTTAAACCTGTACTTGAATTGCAAAGTAATTTTAGTTTTTTTACAAGAGGAGCTGTGGTTTCCAATAGCGAACAAAAGTTTTTACCAGAATTTCAAGTAAGAAAAAGTACATCAGAAATAGGAAAATTTATAGGTAGACACATTACTCCTCTTTTAGGAATAGGCACTACCTCACCTGTTAAAATAGATTATTTTGTAAGAGCTTGGACAGGAACTTTGGGTAAACACGCATTAAATATTACAAGTGCTTTAGTAAGAGGTGCTGATACTGATAGACGTATTTTAGATGCTTGGTCTACTGAAAATTATGGATTTACTTCTAAAAATATAAATAATATTCCAATTTTAAAAGCATTTTTTATAAGAAATCCATCACTAAGTTCATCACATATATCAAGATTTTATGAAACTTTTATGAGCACAAAAGAAATTGTTGATACAATGAATGAAATTAAATTTAAAACAGATAGTTATTCACAAGAAAAATACGAAGAACTTTTATCATCTCCTGAATTTATAATGTATAAAGCCTTGGCAGATACTAGTAAAGTAATTAGTGAATTAAGATTTGTTTTAGATTTAATTACAGATGATAAAGAAATGGATGGTAATGAAAAAAGAGATAATATAGATGAATTAACTAGAATGATAGTGGAAATAGCACAACAAGGAAATGAAATGGCAAAAGGATTAAAAGAAGAATAGAAAAGTAGTCAATTTAATGCTAAAATATAGAGGAACATAAAATGGCAATATCAACAACAATAATTAAGAATAGCTACAGTGGAGACGGGTCTGCAGATACCTTTGCATACCAGTTTAAAATCTCTGCAAATGCAGATTTACAGGTTATTATAAGGTCAGCTACTGGAGTAGAAACTACAAAAACCCTTACTACTGATTATACAGTAACTGGTGCAGGAAGTGCAACTGGTGGTAACGTAGTCTTTGAATCTACTGATATTCCTACAGCTACAGAAACAATAGTTATAAGAAGAAGCACAACTCAAACACAAACATTAGATTTAGTAGAAAATGACCCATTTACAGCAGATTCTGTTGAAAGTGCCTTTGATAAAAACCTTGCAGCAATACAAGAATTACAAGAACAAGTAGATAGGTCTTTTAAAGTATCAAGCACTAATACTATTACTTCATCTGAATTTACTTCAAGTGCAACAGAAAGAGCTAGTAAAGCATTAGGTTTTGATAGTTCAGGAGATTTAACTACAATAGCAGATTATTTACCAGTAGGTGGAGACTCTGCATTAATGACATATTCAACTACTACTGCCGATGCTGACCCTGGTGCTGGTAAGATTAGATTTAATAATGCAACAATAGCATCAGTAACTGCAACATATGTAGATGACGTAGACTATAATGCTACAGACATCTCTGCATGGGTACAGACTTGGGATGACAATGCTACTAATTATACAAATAGAGGTAGAATTAGAGTTGCTAAAGCAGGAACTTTTAATACATGGGCAGTCTACAATATAACAGCAGCAGTAACAGATGCTACTGGTTATAGCAAGGCTACATTGGTTCATGTAGATAGTGCAGGTAGTTTTTCAGATGGAGATAAAGTCTGGGTAACATTTATAGCTAATGGCGTAGATGGAGTTAATCCAGGATATTTTTACAAATTTGATACAGGAACAAGTGATGCTGACCCAGGAGCTGGAGAAGTAGCTTTTAATAATGCTACATACGCAAGTGTTACAGAGATTTATATAGATGATGTAGACCAACATGGAGCTACTACCCAGGCAGATACTGTTACTTGGGATAACAGCACAGCAGGTAATAAAGGTTATGTTCAATTTTCTGACATAAGCGATAAGACTACTTATGCTAGATTTCAAATAACAGGCACTGTAACAGATGCGTCTGGTTATAACAAACTAGCAGTAGCACACCTTGTGTCAAACAATACGTTTAGTGCAGGAGATAGTCTTGCAATAACCTTTACAGCATCTGGAAATGATGGTGCAGTACCTGGTTATTTATATAATTTTGATACAAACACAGCAGATTCCGACCCTGGAGCTGGGGATATTAAATTTAATAATGGTACATATGCTTCAATTACAGAAATATACATAGATGATGACGATGCAAATGGAGCAACAACAACAACAGATGTTATGTCTTGGGATGATAGCACTGCAGACGTTAAAGGCTTTTTGCACATTGTAGATACTGATGACCCAACTACATATGCTAGATTTTCTATTACAGGTTCATCTACAAATGGTAGTGGATATAATAAATTGTCTGTAACTCATTTAATATCTAATAACACATTTAGTGCAGCAGACATTCTATCAATACACTTTACTAGAACAGGCAATGATGGAGCTATACCTGGATACTTATACAACTTTGATACAACAACAACAGACGCAGACCCTGGTGCAGGTGATATAAGATTTAACCACGCAACTTATGCTTCAGCAACTGCAATTTATATAGACGATGATGATGCTAACGGAGCTACTACAACAGCAGATGTAGTTACATGGGATGATAGTACGTCAACAATAAATGGTTTCTTACACATAGTAGATACAAACGACCCTACAACTTATGCTAGATTTAGTGTTACTGGAGCTGTTACTAACGCTACTGGCTATAATAAAATAGCTGTTACACATTTAATATCTAATAATACATTCAGTGCAGCAGATGCTTTATCTGTACATTTTACAAGAGCAGGTGATAAAGGTACAACTGGAGATACAGGCTCTACTGGTTCAACTGGTTCTACAGGTAGCACAGGTGCTACTGGTGCAGTAGGTACTAACCCTCAATTGTCAATGACTTGGAGTAGTGCTACTTCTGATGCAGACCCAGGTGCAGGTAAAATTGCTTTTAACAATGCAACACTAGGTAGTGTATCAGTTCTTTATGTAGATGATGCAGATGATGCTAGTGCAGATATAACTGCCTTTGTTCAAAGTTGGGATGATGTATCTAACAGCATAGCTAGAGGAATTGTAACAATAACTAAAGAAGGAACAGCATCTACTTATGCTACGTTTAAAATTACTGGAGGAATAACTGATGCTACTGGCTATACAAAAGTAGCTGTAACACACGTTGTTAGCTCTGGAACATTTTCTAACACTGATGGAGTAGGAGTACACTTCAGTTACAGTGGAGCAGATGCAGGTTCAACTGATTTAGTAAATGATGCAACACCACAACTAGGTGGTGACTTAGACATGAATTCTAAAAACATAGATTTTCCTACTACTGCAAACATTTCAGATGTTAAAGATGAAGATAATATGGCAAGTAATTCAGCTACCATGTTAGCAACGCAACAGTCTATTAAAGCATATGTTGATACTACAACTGCTGCAGTGACTGCACCTACCAATAGAAATTTAATTATTAATGGAGCAATGGAAGTTGCACAAAAAGGTGGTGGGAGTCATACAACAGCAGGGCAAACATATTGGGTAGATAGATTTTATACATTTTTGCAGGGTGGTGAAAAAACAGCAACATATACAACCGATGCTCCTGCAGGATTTAAACATAGTTTAAAAATACAAAGAGATAATGGCAGTACAGTAACAGACGCAACATATTTTTCGCAACCATGCGAAAGTGCTAGTTGTGTAGGATTTGCAGGAGAAACAATAACTTTAAGTTTTTATGCAAGAAAAGGAGCAAATTTTTCTCCAACAAGTGATTTCATTAATGTAGCTGTATATTCTGGAACTGGTACTGACCAAGCTATGATGGATGGAATAACTGGTGAGGTTGCAGTAATTGGAACTACTAACCAAGCAATTACAGCAGACTGGGTAAGATATACATTTACAAGTGGAAGTGCAGTACCTGCAGATTCAAATCAATTACATTTTCAAATATTAAATTCTGACACAGGAACTGCTGGAGCTAATGACTGGTATGAAATTACTGGTATACAAATAGAAATAGGAAGTGCAG